CAGTTCGCTAAGAAGATTCAGCTCAACTCGGCTTACGGTGCTCTCGGTAATCAGTACTTTCGTTGGTACGACCTAAAGCATGCAGAAGCGATCACTCATTCTGGCCAGCTAGCTATTCGCTGGATCGAGAAGAAGATGAACGCTTTTATGAATAAGACTCTCAAGACCGAAGACATCGATTACGTCATCGCTTCTGACACCGACTCGATCTATGTCAGGATGGAAGGTATCGTTAATGCTGTATATGACGACAAACTTCCTGACGATAAGACTATTGTAAAGACTCTCGATAAGTTTATCGAAGCTAAAGTTCAGCCGTACATCGATAAATCGTATCAGGAACTGTCTCGATACATGAACGCTTATTCACAGAAGATGTTCATGAAGCGAGAAGCTATCGCCGACAAGGGAATCTGGACGGCAAAGAAGAAATACATCCTCAACGTATGGAATCAAGAGGGTGTAATGTATGAGAAGCCCAAGCTCAAGATGATGGGTATCGAGGCGGTTCGTTCTTCGACTCCCGGCGTGTGTCGTGATCGAATTAAGAAAGCTCTCGACATCATTATGAATAGTGACAACGACACACTCATCAAGTTCATCGATGAGTTTCGTTCTGAGTTCTATTCTCTTCCATACGAAGACGTCGCTTTCCCTCGTGGTTGCAAAGGTATGTCTGACTATCAGCATCCGCATGAGATCTATAAGAAGGGCACTCCCATCCACGTACGCGGTGCACTTCTCTATAATAAGATGCTCAAAGATAAGAAGGTCAAGACAGTTCAGCCGATTCGTGACGGCGACAAGATCAAGTTCTGTTATCTAAAACTTCCAAATCCAATTCATGAAAATGTTATCTCGACTCTCGGTCCTCTGCCGAAACAGTTTGAGCTTGACAAATACATAGACTATCCGACACAATTTCAAAAGAGTTTTATCGATCCGATCGACATCATTCTTAGTACGATTGGTTGGTCGCATGAGCGTAAAGCGCAACTCGACATGTTCTGGTCTTAGTTGTTGACAAATTTTAAACTGTATGTTAAGATTGCAAAGTAACATGGAGATACACATGAGCGTACTTGAAAAAATTAAAAAGGCTTCGACGATCAAGGAAGCCGACATTCTTAACAATTCAAAATTCTTTTCAGAAAAAGACATGGTACAGACTAATGTACCTATGATGAACGTCGCTCTTTCTGGAAAGCTCGACGGCGGTCTGACTCCCGGTCTGACGATGTTTGCCGGTCCGTCGAAGCACTTCAAGACGGCGTTCTCGCTGCTACTCGTAAAGGCTTATCTAGATAAGTACGCAGACGCCGCGGTTCTCTTTTATGACTCTGAGTTCGGTACTCCTCAGTCTTATTTTACGTCGTTCGACATCGACACGGCTCGAGTCCTTCATACTCCTATCACTGACATCGAACAGCTCAAGTTCGATCTAATGAAGCAGCTCGAGGGTCTCGGTCGCGGCGATCGCGTCATTATCGTAGTCGATTCAATCGGCAACCTCGCGTCGAAGAAGGAAGTCGAGGACGCTCTCGACGGCAAGTCGGTCGCCGATATGAGCCGAGCCAAGCAGATTAAGTCTCTTTTCCGCATGGTCACACCTCATCTGACACTCAAGGATATTCCGATGGTGGTGGTCAACCATACATATAAGGAAATGGCTCTGTATCCCAAGGACATCGTCTCGGGTGGTACTGGCTCCTATTATTCTGCGGATAACATTTTTATTATTGGGAGGCAGCAGGAAAAAGATGGGCAAGAACTTGTGGGATACAATTTCATCATTAACGTTGAAAAGTCCCGTTACGTTAAGGAGCGCTCTCGCATTCCCATTACGGTGTCTTTTGATGGTGGTATTTCTCGTTGGTCTGGTCTTCTCGACGTTGCTATGGAGTCTGGCCACGTTATTAAGCCTTCTCCCGGTTGGTATCAGCGCGTTGATCGAGTTACTGGAGAAGTGGGAGACAAAAAGTACCGCCTAGCCGACATCGACAATCGAGATTTCTGGCTTCCTGTACTTACGTGTTCGATCTTCCAGAAGTTCATTCAAGAAAAGTACCACATTGGCTTCGGTAAGATCATGGACCTCGCTGAAGGTGATGAATGATTGAGAAGACCATCCTGTCGCACCTGGTGTACAATGAAGAGTACACCAGGCGTACCATTCCATTTCTGAAACCAGAATATTTTCAGAACCCGACAGAGAGACTTGTTTTTGATCTAATTGATTCTTATATTAAGACGTATAATGATCTTCCGTCCAAGGAAGCTCTTCGTATTGAATTAGATAAAAAAGATAAACTCAACGAGTCGACGTACAAGACGACAGTTGAATACGTCGATTCTATTCAAAAAGAGGAGAGTAACATCGAATGGCTGATAGACACAACGGAAAAGTTCTGTCAGGACAAAGCGATCTACAACGCCATCATGCAATCCATTCAGATCTTGGACGACAAGACCGGAGCGATGGCGAAGGGGTCAATTCCAAAGATCTTGGCAGACGCACTCGGAGTCAGTTTTCAGACGAACATCGGCCACGACTACTTGGAGAACGCCGACCAGCGTTTCGAGTTCTACCATAAGATCGAAGATCGAGTTCCGTTTGACCTCGAGTTCTTCAATAAGATCACCAAGGGTGGCCTACCACGAAAGACTCTGAATATCATTTTGGCTGGCACAGGCGTCGGTAAGACTCTCTTCATGACTCATTGTGCCGCCGCTAACATGATGATCGGCAAGAACGTCCTCTATATCACCATGGAAATGGCTGAGGAACGTATCGCCGAGCGTATTGACGCGAATCTTCTCAACGTTCGAGTCGATGAACTCAGCATCTTGCCAAAAGACGTATATGATAAGAAAGTCGAGAAAGTTCGTTCCAAGACGGTCGGTAAGCTGATTGTAAAAGAATATCCGACTGCTTCTGCGGGTTCAGCTAACTTCAGGTATCTTCTTAACGAGCTTCGTCTTAAGAAGAATTTTATTCCTGATGTTATCTACATCGACTATCTCAACATCTGCGCGAGTAGCCGTATCAAAGCTGGCTCGAATGTTAACTCTTACACTCTTATTAAAACGATCGCCGAGGAACTTCGCGGCTTGGCCGTCGAGTTTAACGTTCCAGTAATTTCGGCTACTCAGACGAATCGTTCTGGCTACAGTGACTCGGACATCGGTCTTGAAAATACGTCTGACAGCTTCGGCCTACCGATGACAGCCGACTTCATGTTTGCCATCATCACGTCGGAAGAACTCGAGGGTCTCGGCCAGTTAATGGTCAAGCAGCTGAAGAATCGATATAACGATCCTACGTCTTTTCGTAGGTTTGTCATCGGCGTAGACCGAGCAAAGATGCGGCTGTACGACGTCGAACAATCTGCTCAAGAAGACATCTTGGACGACGCTCCGGCTTTCGACAAGAGTAAGTTCGGAGAAGAGGATACGGGTCGTAAGAAGAAGTTTAAGAACTTCTTTAATTAAGAACATAAGAACTCTTAGAGCCACCGGACGAAAGTTCGGTGGCTTTTTTATGAAAAAAAGTGTGTACATCTTCTATATAAAAGATTATAATTAAAAAAATGGAGGATGACATGCGAAACGTAATTGCTCAGGATCTGCGGAATCCGAAGTATCGTCCGCGTGTTGTAGCGAGTAAAAAAGTGTACAACCGCAAAAAGAATGTCAAAAAAGTGTTGACAAACGACTGACAACGTGTTAGATTAATATCATAACAAATTGAGGAGCCTATCATGGCACATGAAGTTGAGACTATGGCTTACGCTGGGGAGACTCCCTGGCACGGCCTCGGCAAGCGAGTCATCGCTGACCTGACTCCCGACCAGATGCTCAAGGAAGCGGGTCTGGACTGGGAAGTCGATAAGATCCCCGCCTACGCGGACGTCCGCGGTAAGAGTGTCTACGTCGGCAAGGACGCTCTCGTCCGTTCGTCAGACGGCCGAGTCCTCGATGTCGTCTCTGGCGACTGGAATCCGGTTCAGAACTCTCAGGCCTTTGAGTTCTTCCATGATTTCGTCATGGCCGGCGACATGGAGATGCATACCGCTGGTTCGCTCAAGAACGGTCAGATGGTCTGGGCTCTCGCCAAGGTCAAGGAGTCGTTTGAACTCTTCGGTGGCGACACCGTCGAGTCTTACCTTCTCTTCTCGAACCCGCATCAGTACGGTAAGAGCATCGACATTCGGTTCACTCCGATCCGGGTCGTCTGCAACAACACTCTTACTCTTTCGCTCAACAGCAAGAGCGACATGATGATTCGTCTGAGCCATCGTCGTGAGTTCGACGGTGATCTGGTCAAGAAGACCATGGGTCTCGCTCACGAGAAGCTCGGCACCTACAAGGAGATGGCTGACTTCCTCGGTAAGCGCCGAGCCACGACCGACAAGGTCAAGGAGTACTTCGGTGAGGTCTTCCCGGCTCTCTCTTCGAAGTCGGAGAACGTCGAGTCTCGAGCCGCCAGGCGCGCCTTCGAGGTCCTTGAGACTCAGCCCGGCCACAAGTTCGCCGAGGGCAGCTGGTGGTCGGCTTTCAATGCCACGACTTTCCTAATGGACCACGAGCTCGGTCACACTCGCGAGTCGCGACTCGCCAGCAGCTGGTACGGTTCCAACCGTAACCGTAAGGTCCTCGCCCTCGAGAAGGCGGTGGAATACGCAGAGGCTGCATAAAGTTACTTGGGCCTGTATTATGGCCGAACCGGTGGAGGCAAGTTCTCCACCGGTTTCTCTTTATAAGAAGATAAATAAGAAGAGTTC